TTTAAATGTACCACTTGTTGAATCAAAATACACTACTGAATTGTTGACTTTGTTGGAATCATTTAAAGAAGTACCTGTCGCTGCGAAAGCTGGCCCCTGCGGACCTTGGGTTGCAACCGTTACAACATTAGTATCCCCATTAACGGTAACAGTATTTTTTTCAGTTGTAATACTTACATTACTCATGTTGAAGTGTATCCCTCGCTTACAAATATTGTACCTTCTAAATAATATTCTTTAGACCCCGAAGCATCAATTAATAAAACATCATATTTTAAAATATCAGGAGTAAATGTAGCAGTTTGGGTATCAGTAAGCGTAATACTTACAGATCCAGCAACCCTATCTGTGTAAGTAACAGAAAAATCAGCATATTTTGTGGTGCGTGTTTCTTCCCAGACCTGTGCAGCTACAGTAAATCCAGTAAGATTTATAGCATTATTATTGTTGTCCTTAAAAAGAAGCGGAATCGTATGATCCGATCTTCGTTGAAGTGTGAAATTATATATGCCAGGTTCGATTGCCATAATTAAATTTTTATTATGTACATCATAGCTATGTTACGTGGTCTTGCTTCACCACCCTGACTTCCAGAAGTACCAGAAGCAGAAAATGTGTGATCGTGTGAAGCATCCATACTAAAACCAGCAACAGGACTTGTAGAAGAACTACCTGTTATACTGTTATTCCCGTCTAACTCTTTTGTAAATACACCACTTGCAGTACCTTGTGCTCGATAACCTTCTGATATTCTTCTAACATCACCAGTTAAAGATTTATTACTGGTTGTACCAGAAACGCTTACAGAGTGATTGTGAGATGCGTTAGTTGCTGATTGAGAAGTAGCAATACTTCTACCACTATCTGTTCCCTTACCATTATCAAAACCTCTTACAAATTCACCTCGTAAATCTGGAATATTAAATGTTGAGCTACCATTTCCAGCACCATAAGCTGTACCAATAATCGCAAACAAAGCAGAGTATGTTGTCCTACTAACTGCTGCTCCATTACATTCTAAATATCCAGAAGGTACTGTAGCTACCGCCATGCAAAATACAGAACCGCTAGGAACACCTTGAACTATAGAAAAACTTAAATTACCAGATCCATCTGTTTTTAAAAACTCTCCAGCACTTCCATCAGCAGCAGGTAAAGTAAAAGTTACATTACTGCTAACAGAAGAAGGTGATTTTAAAGCAACAAAAGGAGCACCACTAGAGTCTTGAAATCTTATAGGTAAGCCATTACTCATATCCAAACCACTGTCACTGATTTCTACTCTCTCAACACCAGCAGTTGCAAATCCCATAGTATTAGCTCCCACTCTAAATATTCCTGTATCCGTATCTCCATCAAAACTTATAGCTGGTGCAGAAGCTCCTGCACTATCATCAGCCAAAAGTTGACCTGTCATCGTACCACCTGCTCTTGGTAGTAATCCTAAATTTGCAGAATCAACAGAACCTACAGTAGTAAAACCATTATTAGCTGCATTTCTTATTTTTAAATTATTGCTATCTGCTGTATCTACATATGGCATAAACGCTGCCGTATTACTAGGATCACTACCGCCACTATTTAGAGTTTTTATCGCATCAAAAACAGCATTAAGGTCACTTCTCACGCTGGCGCCTGAGGCATTGGCAATATTATAGTCTGATACTTGGCTCATCTATACAGTGCTTTTCTCCATATTACACCCCTTTACCATATCCTACAGCAGAAAAAGTAAAAGACCTATCAACAAAAGTTGAATTATTATTTTGCATAACTTTTAAAGTAAATCCTGTTCCACTTACATTTGTAACTGTAAAAAAATCTCCAGCTTGAGCATCTTGAATAGTAATACCAATAGAAGGTAAAAACGCATTTGCTCCACCTAAAGATGAAGTGCCTACAAAAAATGGTGTTCCAAAAGTAACAGTTTTACCAGAAGAAGATGTGCCAGAAGATTGTGGTGCAGTTGAAGTGCTACCTCCTGTTTGATAATTCTGTTCTGTTCTTGATTGAAATTCTGCTGTAAACCCTGCTTGCTGCACGTTCATATTTTGTGATGTATTTGTAGTTTCTAAAATTAATTTAAATTTAAATCTGCGACCTTTGAATGTTCCGTTGGCAAAATTATTAAACGATCCAAAACTTCCTGATGCTGTTTGTGATGTTGCTACCTGTATCTGACAGTTTGCCTCGTCTGCTGCTGCACCATCAAAGTTACCATCAATAGCATAATCATCCCAAAAAGACCCACTTGGGATAATCGTTTCTATATCTGTTCCAATAACAAAACCAATAGAACGTATAACTCTTTTTAAATCAAGAGAAAATACAGCACCTAAATCTAAAATATCTTTGAAAGCATATTCTCCTGTTGCATTTGTAGCTGGATTCGTAAGCTGCAATGCACTGGTTGTAGTATTAAATGTTGTATTAGTATCTACTCCTTGAAATGGAGGACTATCTAAATCTTCTCGATCCTGCAATATAACCTGAGTATCAATAAGATCAGGTAAATCCTGTATTACACTAGCTTCTCCCGTACTAAAGTTTCCCTGGTCATCTTGAAACTTAAGAATATACTCTCCTTCTAAAGAAGGAACAACAACGTCTGTTGTATTACCAGCTAACGCAGTAACAAGATCAACCGAGTTTTGAAACGTACCGCTTCCGTCCGTCAGATTACTGTGCCTCACATAAACCCGTCCTCCGTGAAGAACATCTGGATCTACGGCTTTTGTCCATCTAAGTCTTACCAGTTTATTAGTTATAGGCTCCATTGATAAATTTTGAACATTCCCAGGTGGTTCTGTTTTACCTACGGCATTGAATGTTAGATCAGAAGAAGTTGCAGATAATTTAAGAGCAGCATTAAATGAAAATACTTTAAACTCATAAGTTCCTGCTTCTGTGCCGATAATTTCAAAGTCAGGTCTAAATACAACTTCATTTACCCAGTTTGTATTATTAAATCTGTATTGAACAAGATATTGACTTACACCTGTAACAGATACCCAAGACAAAATTAATTTAGTAACTGCAAGAGCATTTATAACAACAACTCTTTCAGATGCCTGTAAGTTTGATGGTGGATTTTTGGGTTCGTTTAGTAAAGATATACTTCTAGAAGGTAAACTTATTCCAGATTCAATATTTGCATATTTACCATCAATATAAGTTAACGCTGTAATGGCATAATTTATACCATCTTGTTCTTCAACAGTTATTACTCTAAAAGTTTGTGCCTCTAAAGTAGAGCTTTGCAGTAACCATATAGCATTTGTGTTGGGTGTTACAGATAAAGCTGAATCTAACGTAATTACATTTCCTATAATTCCAAGTACATTTTTAGTTTCAACTGTGCCATCAGGCAATATCACACTGCATTTTCTATTCGTTCCAGTAAATGTATCTAAGTCTTGTGTATTATCTACAGTAATCTGCGTAGTAGTTGCTGCATTTATTCTTCCTGATCTTCTTTCTCCTCCACGAACAGGATCATTGACAGAGATAACAGATCCAGGTCTAACTATCGCACCAGCATCTATTGATGTTGTAAAACTAATAACTTCTGATTCATTCTGTTCACTAAATAATATTGCTTTACCTAATCTCTGAGCCTGACCACGAGAAGTACAGGCAAATGCTTTTACATCTTTTTTGACTATTCCTAATTTTGCTTGTGCAATAGTATCTTCTACAACTTCATAATCTATTTCTCTACTATCCATATTGAAATAGCTGACAGAGATAACAGTGTGTCTTTGTTTTAAACTGCTGCCAGAATATGAAAACCCACCTTCGCTTACGTTTGCCAAACTAAATAAATAACTAGGATCTGTTGGTTTATCTTGTGTAATAGTTACAGAACCTTCAGACCATATTGGAAAACATCTCATAACACCAGCTAATTCATTTATTAGTGTGTACGCTTCCATAGATCCCTGTAGATTTACATTGCAACTAAATCTAGCCTCCTGTCCACCAAATCCATCTGATACCAGTTCATTTGCGTATCTACTAGCTGCTACAAAACTAAATAAATCTAAATTACTGTCTGTAATATGCGTTCCAAATCCATATCTTTCGGTAGTTAAGAGGTCAAGCAATATCATTGCAGGACATGAACACCAAACAGCAGCACCCATTGTTCCATTGAATATGTAACCACTTGGGTAAATAATTCTGCCTGTTTGCAGATCAACAGTAGGTGTACCAGAATTAGATGCTCCTGCTCCTGGTATTCTTACTTTTACTCCACGAATACGAAAAGCTCTTTTTGGTATAGAACTAAATTGTTCAGAATCTATCCTTAAATTTGTATAAGCACTATTTAGGTATCTCTGTTTATCATCAATAATTTCACCTAGACTTGTCCAAGTAAAAGCATCAACAAGACTAGAAGATGTGCTATCTGCTGTAATCCTTACAACTCTTATATCAACAGGAAATGCACCAGTTATATTTACACGATATTCTTTTTGGTATGCATCAGCAGTACGACCTGTAATAGTGTCTGATAAAACATCGCTAAAACCACCACTATTATATTGAACTTGTATTTTTAACTGAACAGAAGAACCAAGCAAATCTCCTTGATCTGTAGCTTTTTGTAATTGTGGAAATGTAATCGTTACCTTTGCAGCATCAACATTAGTATTTGTTATCTGGCGAGTAACAGGAGAAGAATTAGTTACTGTTACTCCTACACCATTAGTCGTTTGACTACTTTCAATACCTGAAATATGCTCTTGGTTTGACGTTCCAAAACGAGGCGTAAATCCTACATTCTGAAAATTAAAATCAGAAGTCTGTGGGTTAGTGTTGCTGGCATTGGCGTTAAGTATCGGAGTATCGTTTAAAAATATATCTTTTAATGCTGCATTGTTATATGCAGTAGTGCCTTTTGTAAGTCCTGCTTTTGATGGAGTGGCAAAACCTTCTATCTCGCCTTCAGACAATAAATCTTGAATAGTGGCGAATTGCCTACTGTTTAAAGTATCAGGTGCTCTTGTTGGAGATGGTGGAGTAGGAGGAGAACCACCAGAACCTCTAATAATTTTATCTGTCATGCTGTCACCTGATTAGTATCAATTCCTGCTGAAATAACAACTGATCCTGTTACTATCTCACCATAAGCTATTGGATGAGAGGTACCAGCCCTGCTTGTATTTTGAACACCAGAAAAGCTAAATGATATTCTTGGATCTTCTTCGTTAGAAAAATCTGGGATATCAGGTACAGGAAATAATAAATCACTTACGCCCGATAAAGTTAAAGCTGCACCAATTCCAAATAAACCTTTTTGAATTAAACCAACTTTGGCAAAACCTTTTGTAAATGCAACTCCTAATCCTGCTGAAGTTCCTAAAGAAAAAAACGATGCTCCTATCAATGCAGCACCTAATAATATTTTTCCTGTACTTCCACCAGCACCAGTAATAACAGGAACAATATTTATATCTGATTGTCCTATAGGATTTTGTATATCTTCTTCACCTATTTCATAATTATCAACTAAAACTTTATAGTATCTTTCATTCATGTGTGCTTCTAACTTTGGAAAGTTACTAACAAGAAAACGTATTGCATCAGCAGTAGAATTTATTACAGCATCTAATTCTTTATGACCTACAAAGTCAGCTAATTCTCCATAAAGTTTAACTTTTCTGAGCATAGCGATACCTCTTACCAGTACATT